GTGTTTGGTATCTTTACAAGTCGCAGTATGCGTGAACGAGGAAAATATCAAATTCAGTGCATGAAAAGTCGTAGCTCTACTGGTGTGGGTCAGAAAATCGACTTAGAATACAATATTGAGACTATGCGTATTACAGATGAGGATCCTGACGGATATGCTGATCAACAAGCAAAGTATAAACCCAGTCCAAGTCCCAATGACATTATGAATAGATTAAAACCGCAATCTACTGTTTCAGAAACAGTAGATCCTAATACTGGGGAAATACAGAATAACTCCCTAGCAGAACCAGTGACAAAACACGTAGTAGCAGATGTACATAGCGCAAAATTAAAAAATTTGTTGAACTCACTTAAAAAATGAAATATAAAAATTATATAGTGTCATTTGCAGCAGGAAGTTCAGGAAGATTTATAAGAGCACTACTAGATAGAATTATAAAAAATTCTGAAGAGCCTATACCACTTACTGATAAAAATAGCGCACACGATGTTATAATACCCATAGATTACAATTTGTCTTTGGAAGATTGTGATGTGCATCACAAAGATGTTTTTAAATATCTTACTTTTTTAAAAACACATTCTATTTTTACGTCACACACATATCCAGATTTTAAATTATTAAATTCTAATTTAAATGACGTAGGTATAATATTGATACAATTTGATCTTGAAGACTGTCCTGAAATAATGATTAATAGCTGGACAAAAAATGGCGTGGTTTCTCATCCCAGTGAAATACTAATACCTAAAATAAAACATCAATTTAATCAGTCAGTGTACATGCTTAAAAGAAAATTTTCTTTGTTTTTGTATAATCCTGCCCTACAAGAAGATAATACACTCATTTTAAGATATCGTAATCTATATGAAAAAACTGAAAAAAGCTACAAAGTTTTAGAAATTCTTAAAGAATTTTCAGGAGCAGAGAATATTCCAAACTCCGTCATAGAAGCATGTGATAGATATTCTGCGGGTAGAAACATCTTGTTAAAACAAGCTGGGTTAAGATAAATACTTATAGGATAATTATATGCAAAAACAAACTCGCAGCCTTTTGCAGGAATTGGAATTACTTGGAAATAATAGAGATACTACTCATATTATTGAGAGTAGAGCCCACAATATTATTACCAGCGCTATCAATTTGATAGAGTTAATAAATAGACATTATCCAAAAGAACAAGCTGAAATCCTTGAAAGAAAATTGCTAGGGTCAATCAAAAGCAAGGATCAAAATAGGTTCTCAAAATCATTAAGGAAAAATATCCGTGAAACTGAATGAAATGAATGAAGCCTCATTGGGCAGCGCAATAATGTCAAAATTGGGTCAAAAATTGAATCCGTTCAATAGAACAGGATCTAGTAATTTATCTCTCCAAGACAGAATGGTTCAACAGCAATTTGTAAAAGACCTTGTGGGTAGGACAGCTACTAATTTACAAATGGGTATTAAAAATGGATTAATTGATCCAAGTACAAAAATTACTGCTGCCCCTGCTGAACCAGTATCTATTGGGTCAAATGTCAAACCAATGCCGACAAAACAAGAACCAGTTAAGATCGGTGGACAAACATTGGATCCTAAAAATCCAGCAGATAAAAAAATTATTGATAAAATTCAAGCCCAACAAAGTACAGCAACGGCACCTGCTACCGCTTCCCCTGCTGCAACTCCTGCGACTCCTGCTGCGTCACCAGAGACACCTGAACAAATTAGGTTAAGAAAGCAAAAGGCAGCAGCACAAGCAGCACAATCACAAATGAAGCCTAAACCAGTTGCGCCGGCTGCGCCCGCAGCTCCTGCACCAAAAACACCGGCTGACATAAGAGCAAAAAAACAAGCAGCAGCGGCGCAAGCAGCACAAGCACAAATGAAGCCTAAGATAAATTCTAGGGCAGCAGGTGCGGCGTCAAGAGCTAGATTGAAACAACGCAATCCTAAACGTATCAGAGAAGAAAATCAATACGAACAATTAAATGCTATCTTTGAAAGCATTGTAGCAATAGATGAAGTGACAAAAACATATCCATATACTATCAGTTCATTCTTGCAAGAATTTTTAAAACAATATTTAGGTGGCATTGATGTGTCATCACTTAAACCACAAATGGACCAAGTTCAGGCTTCATTTAAAATGGGTGGCGGCCGAAAAGCAATTGAAAAATTAGCCGGGGCAGCCTACACATTATATTCTACAGGCGGTGCAGGTACCGCTGGGGCAACAAGTGCGGGCAAATCAGCTCCTGCTACAACTACAGCAGGCACATCATTAGCAAGTATGATAAGTGGTAACCCAAGTGCTTCTCCAAGCACAGCAGCACCAGCAGCCTCGACGACACCATCAGCGATCGGTACTACACCAACTACACCAACTACACCAACTACACCCACAACTCCTGCAGCTTCATCACCTGAAAAAGTGAAAACAACTTATATGCAGGTTAAAGATTTAATTAATAAACTTGATAAAAAAGGTAAACAACGAATTCTATCAACTTTACAAAAAGAAGTTGGAGCAGTATCTCCCGCAATCAATCCCCCAGAGCCACCGAGCAATGTAACTAATATTAATCAAGCTAGGTCTAAAAAAGTAAAATCAGCACCTTCAAATGTAGTGCCTTTAAAGCGTCCTAGAACTAAAAAAGCAGTAGCAGAATCAAAGATAGTCAAAGTTTGGGGACAAAAATAATGAATTTATCAGAATCATTATCTTTGCTTGCTGATAAGATTACCAAATTATCCATAGTAAATGAAGCTAAGGGTCACTTAGACCATCCTGAAGATTTAGTATTTTTAGGTGGTAGTCAAGGGGCTAATAATGCAGTCAATGCAATTGTTGATACTGTAAAAAATCCTAAGACAGTTACTATTAAATGGGACGGTTATCCTGCATTAATATTTGGCCGTGGACCTGATGGTAAATTTAGTATCATGGACAAACACATGTTCAACAAAAAAGACGGTACAGGTAGAATGGTATACAGCCCTGAACAGTTTGTCAAATACGATATGGATCGTGGTGTTGATAGAAGTCAACTACATCAATTAATTGCTGAGATATGGCCGGGTCTTGAAAAATCAGATAGAAGCAAAGGTTATTACTGGGGTGATTTATTGTTCAGTCAGCCACTAAAACCACAAAGAGATGGTTTGTATAAGTTTAGAGCGAATCCTAATGGTATCACATATACAGTGGATCCTAATAGTGAGATTGGCAAAGAACTAACAGACAAACAAGCAGCCATAGTCGTGCATCAGTTTATCCCTGCAACTGCTATGACTACTGACGAAGCTACCCCATTGAACGGCACTATCGGCAACTTAAAAAATAACAGTAATGTTGCTATAGTACCAGCTAAGATGCCAATTACCCCAAACTTAAAAATTGATGGTAGCTTAGTAAAGAATGCTAAATCTGCTATTAATAAGTATGGTAAAGCAGTAGACCAACTAATGACTACTGCCCCTCAAGCAGCTAGCGCATTTCAAAGTCTATTCACTACATACATTAATAAACGAATAGTATCTAGAAATTTAGAAAATCTAGTTGATGGATTTTTTGAATACTTTAACAGTCGCCCCATGACTGATAGTATGCGTAACAAACTTACCCAACATATGGAAGCAAACAAAGAGGGTGTAGTGGGGGCATTTACTATTTGGGTAGAGTTATATAAACTAAAGATGGCTGTAGTAGAACAACTAAACAAAGCAGCAGAAAGTGCCCCTGTGCAAGGTTATCTACAAGACGGGACACGAACACAAGAAGGATTCGTTAGTCAGGGTCTAAAATTCGTTGATAGAATGGGTTTTAGTCGCCAAAATTTAGCCGGCCGTTAATCCAAAACCGACATTTTTTTGTGCCAGGCATAAATAAGTGTATGAATCTATAGGATTCAAACATTTTAAAGGAAAATTATCATGGCAGGATTTACAAGAACACACGGTGATGCACAACCAGTATTCGCAATGGACGTACAAAACGGTCCAGTAGCAAGTTCAACAGCGGCAGACGGTACAACTACTAACTTTATTGGTCCAGCAATGGACTTCTTCGGTTTCGACTTAGGCGCGGCTCCTACAACACAATTAGGTGTTGACGAAATGGTAGCACAAGTTCTACAGTCAATCGAACAACTATCAACAGTTATGATGTACTCTGTTTCTGCTACAGCAAACGTAACAAACATGTCAGTTGCTGTATACCCAGTTGGCGCATACACAGCGGCTGCACTACAGACACAAATTCGTGCTCTAGGTACAGTTAATGGTTATGACCTAAGCGGTGCAACAGTAACAAACGTTGGTTTCCGTTTAGCTTCTACAGCTACAAGCGCAAGCTAATCAGAAGTTTAACTTCAAAAAAATCCGAGATTTATTCTCGGATTTTTTTTACCTCTAAATACTCATATGAGTTTTAAGATATGTTGTTATACATTGTTTGATATTACGCAGACTGGTGTAGTCAATAGAAGTAAACCGGGCCCAGAAGATGATCCTGAAGTTTGGTTACATAAACGCAATACACAATGTAATTTTGACACCATATTACAAGTTATTTCATTACGCAGTCAACCCGAAGATATAGAAAACCCAAAACAAATAAAAATTAAATTTGATGAATTTGAAGATTTTGGATTCTTGTTTGAGAAAAATAGTGACGAAGAATACAATTGTTGGGCATTTAATTTTACTGTACAACATCATAGTGTTTTTTATGACGGTGTGACAGAATTAGGTTATTTGTATGCTGATTGCGACCAAGTGCCTATGATTAAAACAAACACAGCATGGGACAAACTCCCTGCATTTTTAGACTCTACTGATGAGTTAAGAAATATCTATTTTAAGGTATTAGAAAATGATAACTGAACAAGAACTTGAAAGAAAACTTACAAAGATAATTTCCTACAAAGAAAGAAAAAACATAGAATCAATTTCTATATTTGAGATATCAAAGAATCGCTATTCAGTTTTTGGTAAATACTATATTGTTAAAAAGTCTAAATCAAATATAGAAGTTAAACAATTGAACGGGGAACTTGTACATTCTTTTTTTAGTATGCGTAATGCTATTTGTTGGTGTATTTACGACCTAAGAGGAAAATATATGTCAGCAAATAGAGTAATTGCACTGGATAGAAACATTAGCAACGAAGAAGCACAAATTGTTGTACACAAGGGACTTTTTAATAGAGCGAAAAATACCGACGATAAACTGATTTTTTTAGCTAAGTTGAATGAAGAAAAACTTAAAAGAAGCCAAATGCACAGTGAATTAGAGGATTACATAGCTGAATCTAATTTCTGGCAACAGCAAAAGTTCAAAATGAAATCCGAACATTAAAGCCAAAAGTGATAAATAATATATATTAGTCTTGG